GGCCGGCGTCGACGACCTGTACCGGTTCTCGATCAACTACCAGTTCGTGCTCTTCGTGATGAGGGCGCGCGTCTGGGGTGCGACCTCGCAGGTCACGCAGCTCGCCGACAAGATCGGGAAGCTGCGCAAGGCCATCGTGGTCATGAACATGCCGCTTGCCATCAACCGGGCGCGGGTGTTCTACAGCCGCACGCCGCACGCCCACCTCTCGTACATGGACCTCATCCAGATCGCGGCCGAGGGCTTGATGTCGGGCGTGGATAAGTACACGCCGGCCCGCGGTGGTGTCATCACGAAGCAGTTTCGCTCGACCGCAATGGGTCGCATGGGCGGCAACTTCATCGAGGAGTACTCGGAGACGCTGGTCCACTTCTACCCCATCGACAAGCGCAAGCTGTACCGCGCTCACAAGTTGGTCGGGAAGTACGCGACGGGCGTCGACCATGAACAGCTCGCCTCGGACGTCAACAAGGCCGTCAAGAAGAAGGACAAGAAAAAGAAGGACGAAGGTCCGATTGGGACTCCGTTCCGTGACGATTCCGAGGTTGTCAAGGAGGACGAGGCGCATCCGACCAACGCGGCCGAGATCCACGACCTGATGGCTGCGGCCTCGACGGTGTCCGCTGACAGCTCGCTGCCGACAGATCCGGACGCGCCTGAGCCCATCACGCGCTTCGCCGCGCCCGAGTCCTGCCGGCCGGACGTGCGAGTCGAGAATCATCACGCCTTCCTGCTCATGGCGGAGGCGGAGACCAAGCTTACTGTATTTGAGCGCAAGCTTCTTCGCCTGAAGGGCGTGCGCCTGGACCACATTCAGGAGGGAGAAGTATGAGTGCCGTTTATGCGTTTGGTGACGTAGTCGTGTGCGAGCCCTTCGAGTCTCGCGCGCCCGAGGTGAAGAAGGTCGGGGTCGGCCAGAAGCAGTTCGAGGGGATCGTGAGCAAGGAGCTTCTCGTTCCGCTCAAGGTCATCTTCCCGTCCAGCAAGCACAACCTGAAGACGGGCGATGAGGTGTTCGTCGCGCACGCCGATTCCTCGTCAACGGAGTGGGGAAAGAAGACCTACTTCGTCACGCTGGACGGCCAGGAGCGCAAGATCGTCCTGGTGCCTTCGGTGGCGATCAAGCTCGTCAGGGGCTGAGATTGAAGCGGCTCTTCGTAGGGGACCCGCATGTCGTGCCAGAGGAGCTGGCCGACTGCGAGGCTCTGATGCAGATGGTCGACCGCGTCGCTCGCGAGGAGGCGGCCGAGGACGTCGTCGTGCTTGGCGACCTGCATCACACTCACAACGTGATCCGCGCCGAGGTCATGGCGTTCTGGCTCAAGTTCGTCGCCGGTAAGACGCTCATGGTCGGGAATCACGACTACGCTGGCGAGGGGAGCGACATCCACGCGCTGATGGCGTACACGCTCCAGGCGCGGGTGGTGGACCATCCCATTCTCGACCACGGCGTGGTGTTCATGCCGTATTACTCGGATCGCGAGAAGTTCGTGAGCGATGCACGGAAGTGGGGCGGCAAGACTTTGGTCTGCCACCAAACCTTTCACGGCGCAGCCTACGAGAACGGGTTTCTTGCTGAGGATGGCGTGGACCCCAACATGCTCCCGCAGGAGGCAATTCTCAGCGGTCACATCCACACGCCGCAGTCGTTCGGCAAGGTGACATACCTTGGGGCGCCGCGCTGGCGTACGCTAAGTGACGCGAACGTCGATCGCGCCATCTGGCTGTATGAGTTTGACGACGAGGGTCGCGTGTTGAACAAGACCGCGTTCGACACCGGGGACACCTGCCGCCAGATTCGATACATCCAGCTCACGCCGGAGACGCCGCTGCTGCCGAAGTACCTGGACCCGAAGCACGACTGGCGCATCGACGTCCGCGGCCCGACCGACTTCGTCGAGCAGTGGCTCAAGGTTCTCGCTCCCATGGGCGCGCGTGTGCGGGCGTTCCGCACGGACAAGCCGACCGCGCTCGTGCGTGAGTCGGAGGGGATCGATAAGGCGTTCGATACCTATCTCACGAACTGGGTTGCTCGCCATGGCACCGACGTTGAGAAACTTCGCACCATGGCGAAGGAGAGGTTGTTCCGTGGCTGAGAAGAAGATCTGGGACGAGCTGCTCGCCCTGAAGGCCGTGACGGAGACGACCGGCGTCCTGCATGACGCACAGCGCTTCCAGTTGCAGATGTGGGGCCCGCTGATGCTCAAGCATGCGCGCAAGATTGACGTCGGCGTCTCGCTGCCGTGGGTCGAGCACGATGGCACCCCCGACGAGGTCCTGCATGAGGACCGGGTGGTCGAATTCCGCGTGGTCAGTGTCGGCGGCCCGAAGCCGCGCGACTTGAAGAAGCGCATCGCGACGCTCGACAAATGGGTCAAAAAGCTCTTGGGCGACAGGTTCACTGTCCGGGTGGTGGTTCGGGGAAAGCTAATCTTCGAGGGGAAGGGGAAGCCCAAGAAACATGTCAGAACAAGTAGTTAGCGAGAAAGAGATCCGTCTCGCTACGGCTATCAAGGCCCTGTCGGACCGCGAGGCAGGCGCATATCGCTACTTCGTCCGCAACAACCAGGCCCCCGTTTCGCCCGAGAAGGCGGAGGAGTTGTTTGCGCTCTACCAGCGTGGCTCCAGCTGTGAGGAGATCCGTCGCCTCTTCCCGTCGTTCAGTCTCGGGCAGGTCGTCTCCTGCCGCGTGATGTACGCGTGGGACGAGCGTAAGACCGTCGAGGTTGAGACGCTGAAGCGCGAGGTCCCGCTGACCATCGAGACCGCGGAGCTGGAGACGCAGGAGATGCTCGCCAACCTCCTGCACATAACAAACAGGCGCTTCAAGGACGCCATCAAGCTCTACATCGCTACGGGCGACGAGACGCATCTGACGGTTGCTAAGGTCCCCGTGCCGACCTCGTTCAAGGAGCTGAGCGCGCTCATCGAAGCGTACAAGAAGGCGACGGGCTCGGACGTCAAGCGAGTGCAGGTCCAGGTCACGGGCGGCGTAAGGGTCACCACTGAGGCGGTGAAGCCGGCCGAGGCCGCGAGTATCGTGAACGCGCTGCTGGGCGAGATCCAGGAGGCGCAGTTCACTGAACCCGAGAAGGAGGAGCCGAGAGTTTTGGCGCCCGCACCCGTGCTCGACCCGCAGGCGCAGACCGAAGAGGACATGGAGGACGTGCTCGTGCGCAGTGGCATGGATCCCGACCAGGCTCAGAAGATCGTCAGTGACTTGAAGAAGGACGGCTAATTGGCCGACAAGAAGACTCGTTTCGAGATTGACGACCTCAAGCGCAAGGTCCTCTTCGTCCCGTGTGACACGAAGGAAGATCTTCACCGCTGGATCATCCTCTTCCTGGGGATTGATCTACCTGACGTCATTGTCGACCCAGATAGCACATCCTGCCCGATGGACATGGTGTGGGAGGTTTACTCGCGCGCGCGTGCGAATGACGAGAACTTCATGAACGTGATGTACTACGCGTCACGTGACTCGTTCAAGACGCTTGGCGCCGCCATCCTGGAGGTGCTCGCCGTCGAGCACCTGCGTCGCAATGTCGCGCACATGGCGGCCATCGAAGCGCAGTCGCGCAAGAGCCAGGACTACGTCAAGGACTTCTTCGGCAAGTCAATCCTCCGCGACTACGTGTCGGGCGACAACCTCTCGGAGACGCTGGTCACGCGCTTTCGTAACCGCTACACGGGCGTGAATCTGTCCCGCTCGCAGTGGGAGCTGCTGCCGCAGGAGGAGCGCGACAACTACGAGGAGTTCAAGAACTACATCCGCATCGTTATCTGCACGATGGCGGGCGCGAACTCGGAGCACGTGCCGTTCTTCGTCGTGGACGAGGTCGACGTCGTGACTAACCCGAAGGCGTACGAGGATTCGAAGATGATCCCGTCGCAGTTCGGGGACATGCTGCCCATCACGATGATGATCTCCACGCGTAAGTCCTCGACGGGACTCGTGCAGCAGGAGATTGATAACGAGTTCGATCCGATGACCGGCGAGCGCAGGACGTGGATTCGTCATTGGAACATCCTCGATGTCACCAGGCGCTGCCTGCCCACGCGCCACATGCCCGAAGAGCCGCGCATCCCGATCTACGTCAACGACGATCAGCTGCGCGCTATCAGTCAGGACAAGTACGATTCGCTGAACCCGGCTGAGAGGCTCACCTATCACCAGGAGGAGGGGTATACCGGTTGCCTGAAAAACTGCCGTATCTTCTCCGCGTGCCACGGGTACCTCGCGACGAGGCAGACGTCCAACTCTCCGTTCCTGAAGAAGATCGAGGAGACGACGCAGAAGCTCTCCAAGGTCAAGGCTCCCACCGCCATCGCCCAGCTGCTCTGCAAGAAGCCGTCGAGCGAAGGGCTCATCTACCCCAACTTCGAGCGCTCCACGCACGTCCTCACGGCCTCCGAGATGGCGGAGAAGATTCTCGGCTTCCCGGTCGCGCCTGACTTGACGAAGAAGGACCTCATCGAGATCATGCGCTCGCGCGACATGCTCTGCTACGCGGGCTTGGACCCGGGCTGGTCGCACAACTTCGCGGTCGTCACCATCTTTGTGGATGGCTATCGTGCGTTCGTCGTCGACGTCATCGCGGAACCCGAGATGTTGCCGGACGCGCAGATCAACACGATGGGTCGCATCAAGGGGTGGAACCCCGTCATTTTCCCCGACCCCGAGGACCCGCGCACCATCGCGCTGTTGCGCAAGGCGGGGTTCCGCATGCGCGAGTGGAGTAAGGGCCCGGGTTCTGTCGAGGGTGGCATCAATATCGTGCACCTGCGCCTGCGTCCGCCACTGAACGCGGAGCCGCTGATCTACTTCTTGGGCGGTGACCCGGGCGTCGAGCTGCTCATCAAGCGCATCCAGAAGTACCACTGGAAGGTGGACGCTGCCGGCCGGCTCACCAACAAGCCGAACGAGAAGGACGACGACGAGTGCGACGCGTTCAGGTACGTCATCATGAACGTTTTCGCCCCCGAGCGCGGCAGGCTCCAGGTGGCGGAGGACGGCCAGCCCCTGAGGGGAGGAGAGGCCCCACCCGGGGTCTACACGACGGAGAACTGGATGGAGCGGGTCAAGGAAGACCTCGGGGCGTATGGCGGTGGTGGCGGGGGTTTGAACGTCACGCGCGGGCGCTTCAAGGTGGCCTGGTAGGTGGCCTGGTAGCGGCAATCTTCCCCGAAGGAAACTCATGTCGTCACTCACTTTCCTCATCAAGGCGCTGGCGTACGATGACCTCCCGCCCACGAACAACCCCACCAAGCGTGGGATCGACCGGTCGCTCACCACGGCGAATGTCCCGGTCGAGAATGACGGCACGCTCCCAGTCTCGCTGGATCCCTTCGGGACCGCGACGCTGTTCGATAGCTCGCGCACGCTGGGCAGCAATGGCTCGACCGCGTACGACCTGACGCTCAGCGAGGTCGACCCGACGATCTACCGCATGACGTGGACCGGCGCGGGCGCTGCCCCCGTGTTTCGCACTGCTCGTGCGGTCGACACGACCGGCATCCTCCTCACTTTGGAGGCGCAGACCAACTCCACCCTGAAGGTGACGGCCGGCTCGGGCACTCCCTTCTCGGCCGTTCAGGTCGGCGACGTCGTGTTCGTCCCCGGTGCCTCGACTGGCGATCCTGCGAGCCCGTTCAACGCGCTGAACGAGGGCTACTGGACAGTTTTGTCTGCGACCAGCACGATCCTCGTGCTTGCGCGCGACCCGAGCGCGGTCTTCAACGGCGCGTCGGAGACGGTGACGCCGGCAGCCGCGTCTGAGTTCCAGGCCTTCAGCACCGCGGGCGTGCAGGTGGGCGACACGATCGACCTCACCGCGGGCTTCTCGACGCTCACGCAGCGCTCGTACGAGGTCACGGGCGTCAACCCGACGTGGGTTGAGTTCCGCTCGACCGCGCCGCTGGGAGAGGAAGAGGATGTCGTTCCGGGCGTGTCGGGCGTTGCCGTCTATACGATGGCCAAGCGCTTCGTCCTCATCGAGACCGATCAGGACATCGTGGTTAGGTTCAACGCCGACACGAGCAACAACAACCAGATGGAGCCCTGGCTCGCAGGATCGGATGGCATCAATGCTACGCAGCATAAGGTCGGTCCGACCTATAAGCTCGTGCTCGTGAATCGTTCAAGCGTCATGGCGCACGTCAAGGTCTCGTCGGCGGAGTAACGCGTGGCACGCGGAATGGTCTCCACGTTCGAGGACGCTCTCGCTCGCCCCAAGCGCGAGAAGGTACAGGTGCGCGTACTGATGGACAGCCCGACGCCGGAGTCCAAGTCTCCGATGACGCTGGCCAAGTCGCTGACCGACATCCTCAATGGCGGCAAGGACTCCATCGAGCGCCTCGCATTCGAGAGCGACCCCCAATCGGTCAACCGCTACCAGGCGGTCTACCGCGCGAAGCTCAGGCTCCTGCCGGACTCGCTCATCAAGCGCATCCTGATTCAGGACGACCTCTGCTCCGCCATCGTGCGTGGGCGCGAGACGCAGATGGCGTCTTTCGGCCGCCCGCGCGACGACCGCCACGAGACCGGCTACGTCATTGAGACGAACGTCGGCGTCCTGGAGCGCCTGACGCCGGAGCAGCGCGAGGACGTGAGCAAGCGCATCCAGCGCGCGCAGAAGTTGTTCTGGACCTGCGGCGAGATCGACGGCGTCGACGGCAAGGACCGCATGTGCTTCTCGGACTGGCTCCAGCTGTCGACGCGCAACGCGGTCGGCCTGGGTCGTATCGCGACGGAAATCGTCTACTCGGAGAAGCTTGACGGCGGGGAGAAGGAGTTCCACCACTTCCGTCCGGTCGATGTCGGAACGATCTATAAGGCCACGCCGCAGAAGACGGCCGCGCAGTCGCTGCGTGACCAGGCCCTCAAGATGCTGGCCGACATCAACGGCCACGACAACCAGGCGAAGAAGGAGGCCATCGAATCGAAGCGCTTTGGCGACGACGAGTACGCCTGGATCCAGGTCATCGACGGGCGCCCCATCCAGGCGTTCACGGACGACGAGATGCGCGTCCACAATTTCTTTCCCGTGCTCGATGTTGAGCTGGACGGCTACCCGGTCACGCCCATCGACACGATGATCTCGGCGGTGACCACGCATATCAATATCACCACGCACAACAAGATCTACTTCCAGACGGGCCGCGCCGCGCGCGGCATGCTCGTCTTCAAGTCGGACGACGTCGACGAGCACACGCTCCAGCGCGTGAAGCAGCAGTTCAACGCGAGCATCAACAGTGTGAACAACGCGTGGCGCATGCCCGTGTTCGCGGTCGGCAGCAACGACGAGATCTCGTGGGAGGCCATCGACAACTCCTCGCGTGACGCCGAGTTCCAGTACCTCACCGACATGAACGCGCGCGTGATTCTGTCCGCGTTCCAGATGTCACCCGACGAGCTGCCCGGCTGGGCGTACCTCTCGCGCGGCACGAACAATCAGTCCCTCTCCGAGTCGAACAACGAGTACCGCCTGGAGGCGGCGCGCGACCAGGGCATCCGCCCGATGATCGCGCAGTTCGAGGACTTCATCAACAGCGTCCTCTTCCCGCTGATCGACGAGAACCTGTCCAAGCTCTGCCGCTTCGAGTTCACGGGCCTCGACGCCGGC